TGGACGGCGAGCTCCTGGGGGTTATTCCGGTGCCGCCGCCCCGCATGGAGGTCGAGGGTGACAGCTGGCTGGAGCCGCAAGGGTTTGTAGTGCACGGCTCGAAGGGGAGCCTGCGGCTCGATCCCGACCAGGTGGTCCACTTCCACGGCTACGACCCTGATGACCTGCGTAAGGGCTCCTCTCCGATCGAGGCCCTGCGGTCGATGCTGGCCGAGGAATTCGAGGCGACCCGCTCCCGTGAGCAGATGTGGCGCAACGGGGGCCGCATGTCCGGGGTTCTGAAGCGTCCGTCGGACGCCCCGAAGTGGGATCCGACCTCGCGCGCCCGGTTCGGCGAATCGTGGAAGGCGTACACCGCGGGCGGCGGGTCGGCGGGCGGCACGCCGATCCTCGAGGACGGCATGGAGTACGAGCAGATCGCCCTCGACCCATCCAAGGCCCAGTACATCGAGGCCCGGAAGCTGACCCGGGAAGAAGTCGCCGCGGCTTATCACATCCCGCTGCCCATGGTTGGGATCCTCGATCACGCGACCTTCTCCAACATCAAAGAGCAGCATCAGCAGCTCTACCAGGACACGCTTGGCCCCTGGCTGACGATGATCCAGGAAGAGATCGCGCTGCAGCTCATCCCCGATCTCCCGGACTCTGAAGACGTCTACGTGGAGTTCAACCTGCAGGAGAAGCTGCGCGGGAGCTTTGAGGAGCAGGCCAGTCAGCTACAGACCGCCGTGGGCGCCCCGTGGCTGCTGCGGAACGAGGCCCGTGCCCGGATGAACCTTCCGGCGATCGACGGCGGAGACGAGCTGATCACGCCCCTGAACGTCCTGGTGGGCGACATGGCGTCTCCTACCGACACGGCGCCTGAGCCGGTCACCGCCCCAAAAGCGCGGGGCCGCTTGGTGCTGATGAAGGCAGCGCCGGAGCGGCCGGAGCTCCGAGGCTTCGACGAGGAGCGTGACGCTTTTGTTACCGCGCTCGAGACCTGGACGAAGCGTCGCTTCGACGACCTCTTGTCCCGGGCCGACGGCAAGTCGGGCATGCCGGACCTGCTGGCCTGGTGGGACGAGGGGCGGAAGGGGCGTCTTGCCGAGCTGGCGGCTTTGGTCTCTGAGCATGGCTACCGGATCGCCCAAGGTGCCGCCTGGGGAGTCCTGCAGGACTTCAACCCTGACGCGTCGGGCTGGGACCCCGAGGTGATGCTGCCCTGGCTGCTGGCCGCAGCCGAAACGCACGCTGGCCAGCACGACGACTCCGGACGGGCCGCGGTCGCCGAGGTCAACGACGAGGGCGACGGCTGGAAGGCGAACCTCGCCCACGCCGGCCAGGTCTGGGCTTCCGCGGCTGCTATGCGGGCCCTCACTGTGGCGGCCGAGGCGCGCGGCTTCGGCTCCCACGACGCCGCTGGAGCGTCCGGCCTCAAGAAGAAGATCTGGCGCACGGGCGGCAGTAATCCCCGCCCCTCTCATCGCGCCCAGGATGGCGAGTCCGTCGCCCTCGACGACGTCTTCAGCAACGGCCTGCGCTGGCCGGGCGACGGCAAGGGCGAGGCCAAGGAAACCGCAGGCTGCAAGTGCCGTCTCGACTACGCAACGGAGTGACGATGCGAATCAAGAGCTGCCCCGTGCGCATCAAGGCGGCGGGCGAGAACGAGGGGACCGACGACGGCGTGTTCGAGGCGATCGTCGCCGCGTACAACGTCGACTCGGTCGGAGACAAGATCGTCCCCGGTGCGTTCGGCGACACGCTCGACGAGTGGAAGTCGAGCGGGAACCCGATCCCGGTCCTGTGGTCCCACATGTCGCACGACCCGGACTACCACATCGGCGAGGTCCTGGAAGCCGAGGAGCGGCCCGAAGGGCTGTGGGTCAAAGCCCGCATCGACCTGGACTCGCCGAAGGCGGCGCAGGTCTACAAGCTCCTCAAGGGTCGAAGGGTGACCCAGTTTTCATTTGCCTACGACGTCCTGGACGGCGGCCCAGCCAAGAGCAAGGCCGACGATGGGGAAGACGCCTTCGAGCTGCGCAAGCTCAAGCTCTACGAGGTCGGCCCCACCCTCATCGGCGCCAACCAGGCCACCGAACTGCTGGACGTGAAGTCTGCCGACGGCGCCACCATGCGCATTGCGGTCGAAGGGGCGTCCGCCGCGCAGACCGAAGAACTTCGCCAGGCTCTGACGGGGGCCATGGCGGCGAAGGCTGGGCGCACGCTCAGCCAGAAGAACGAGCAGCGCGTGAAAGACATCGCGCGCCTCGCCAAGGAGTTGCTGGACTCCCTTTCCAGCACAGATGACGCAGAGAAGGCCACGCCGATCCCGCCCGAGACGCCCTCGCCGCAGCCTGCGGCCAAGGAAGCTCCGGCCGGCCCGAGCCCCGCCTCGCTCCGTCAGCTCGCCGACCTGCAGGCCCTTGAGGCCGAGGTCTCCACGCTCACGGGATGAGGAACCCCATGCCTGTAAAGACCGAGGAGCTCGCCGATGAGCTCATTTACCACCTGAAGGAAGCCCGGGAGATCGCCGCCAAGGCGGAGGCGGAGGGCAACCGAGACTTCACTGACGAGGAGCGGAGCCTCCTCACCGAGCACATGGCCAAGGTCAAGGAAGTCAAGGCCGCCCTGGAGAAGGCCAAGGCGACCAGCACCATGCGCCAGGCCCTGGCGGACCTCGGCGAGGGCGTCGAGCTGAACGAGAAGAGCGGTGAGCGGCGCACCCCATCCGGGCTGATCGTTCCGCCCGCGAGCAAGTCGCTTGGCGAGACGTTCACCCAGTCCCCGGAGTTCGCCGGCCTGATGGCGCAGGCCCCGCGGGGCGGGTTCGGCCAGAAGTCACGCGTGCAGTCCCTGCCGGTCGGCTACAAGTCCCTGGTCACCGGCACGTCCGACACGTCGGCTGGCGCCTGGGTGACGAACGACTACCTCGGCCAGCGGGTCGGCCTGGACCTCTTCCAGCGTCCGCTGCGCCTCCGTGACGTCGTCACCAACGGCACCACCAGTTCGGACACGATCGAGTACGTCCGGATCACATCGACAACGAACAACGCGGCCCCCGTGGCCGAGGCGACGTCTTCGGCGGCGCCGACCGCCCCGGGCGGCGCGGGTGCCCTGGTCCTGAACGCCGGCGGCGGCTACAAGCCGGAGTCAGCGCTGGCCGCGGCCAAGGTGATGGCGCCGGTCCGCACGATCGCGCACTGGATCCCGATCACGAAGCGTGCCCTGTCGGACGCCTCGCAGATCCGCACCCTGATCGACAGCTTCCTGCGCTACGGCCTGGAGGAGGAGCTCGAGGACCAGATGATCTCCGGCGACGGCACCGGGGAGAACTTCGAGGGCCTCGGCAACGTCTCCGGCACCCAGTCGCAGGCGTGGGACACCAACATCCTCACCACGCTGCGCAAGGCCAAGACGAAGGTCCGGACCGTCGGCAGGAGTGTCGCCAACGCCTACCTCCTGAACCCAGCCGACCTCGAAACGGTGGACCTTCTCCAGGACAACGAGGGACGCTTCTACTTCGGCGGCCCGTCCGGCGTCGGCTCGGCGTCCGTCCTGTGGGGCCTGCCGGTCATCGAGACCGAGGCCGTCCCGGCCGGCGTCGGCTACGTCGGCGACTTCCGCAAGGCGATCCTCTGGGACCGCGAGCAGGCGTCCATCACCGTCACGGACACGCACGCGGACTTCTTCATCCGCAACCTGGTCGCGATCCTGGCCGAGATGCGCGCCGGCTTCGGTGTCATCCAGCCGTCCGCCTTCGTCGAGGTCGACCTGACCGCCTGAGGAGGCTGACATGGCATACCTGAACCCGGGCGCCGGAGCGACCCGCGAGGGCAAGCAGGCTGCAACGGTGACTGCCCTCACCAACGCCAACGGCACTGGCGACAACACGATCGCGGATGTCGGGTCGAGCTTCTCTCAAACGACCCTGAACAACAACTTCCGCGACCTGTCCGACAAGGTCAACGCCATCATCACCGCGCTGAAGAACGCCGGCCTGATGGCGTGAGCACATCCCGACTGGTGCGAGGGCGGTGTCCGTGTGGCGCGATGCATGCCGCGTGCGGGCCGCCCTCGGCCAGCACACCCGTGGACGAGAACCTGGAGGTGGCCGTCGTGGGCGGGCCCCTGAAGCTGTACGACGTCGTGATGCACGGCGTACCGACCCGGATGAAGCTGAACGAGGACGACGCCAAGCGGTATGACGCCACTCTGGTCGAATCCGAGGATTCTGCCCCAGAGGCTCCGGGCCCGGAGAGCCTGGACAAGACCGAGGAGCCGAGCGCCAAGGCCCGCAGTGCCCCGAACAAGGCGCGCCAGGCCCGCGACAAGGCCACCCCCGGTGACGGCTGACTATCTGGCCGACCCCGAAGAGCTAGCCACCTGGCTCCAGGTCGACGCCACTGACTCCAAGCTCCTTGCGGCGCTCGGTGCAGCATCGCGCCGCTTCCGTGGCGCGGTCCGGCATCCCGTGTCCTTGGTGGTCGGCGACACGATCGTCCTGGACGGAAGCGGCGCGCTGTCCCTGCTACTGCCAGCCGCCCCTGTCGTAGACGTCTCGTCCGTCCTTGTCGACGGGCAGGCTCTGACGGCTGGCACGGACTACACATGGTCGGCCGACGGCTACCTGCACCGCCTCGGTGCCGTGTGGCCGACCGGGCTGCGGTCGGTGACCGTGGTCTACAGCCACGGCTACGCCGAGATCCCTGGCGACATCCAGGAGGTTGTCATCGACCAGGCGCGCGCCATGTACGCGGTCCTCCCGGGCGTTCAGCAGCAGACGGTCGGCGCCCAGTCCGTCACGTTCGGGGTGCAGGCCGCTACGGGTGTCACCGCACAGTGGGCGGTAGCCGTCGACCGCTACCAGCTCAACCGGGGTGAACGGCCGTGATGTTCAACCAGATGGCCGTGCGCGTGCGGGCAGGCAGCAAGCCGGACCGAGGCGGCAACGTCGTGCCCGACTGGTCGCCCGGGGCGGTCAGTCGGCTGACGGTCACCGGCTTGAACATTCAGCCCGCCAGCCAGACGGAGTCGGCGGACGAGCAGCGAACCGCGGTCGTCACCGGGTACAAGGTGCAGTCGGCCCCCGGCACCGCCCCCGACATCAGGGCAGCCGACCGCATCGAATGGGCCGGCCTGCTCTATGAGGTCCAGGGCGAAGTGGGCCGCTGGCCTCAGCTCTTCTCTGACGCCACCCACCACATCGAGTTCGTGATGGCCCGAGCCACCGGATAGGAGGCTCTCATGCTCGTCGAGTGGCGCCTGGACGCGGCCGGCATCCGGGAAGTCCTCAAGGGGGACGAGGTCCGCCAGCTGGTGGACGGCCTAGCGTCAAACATCGCGGACACCGTCAAGGGCCTCGTGCCGGCCGGGACTGTGATCGAGGTCCGTGCCTACACGACTGACCGCGGCGCCGCGACGGTGGTTGTGGCGGACGTACAGGCGATGGCCTGGCAGGCTCGGGATGGCATCCTGACGCGGGCCGCTGGGCATGCCGGGCTCGAGGTTAGGGCGGTGGAGCGGTGAAACCGCTCGTCCTTTTCGGGGACGCCCAAGCCTCTGCCGCCAGCGCACTGCGCACCGCGCTGGCGGGCCGGCCGGAGTCCTACGCGAACGGGGCGGCGGTCGGCACCCGCGTCCCCGATGCCCGCGCGCCGGAGTCGCCCCACCTCCCATACGTTCTGGTGCGCAAGGACAGCGACCTGCCCCACTCGTCGATGGCGAACTCGCGCTGCACTCTGCGCGTGACCGTCTGGCATACGGACCCGGACCAGGCTCACGACCTGGCGATGCTCTGCCAGGGCCTCCTGCTCGTGCACTCCGGGCCGGTCATCCGCGGCGTCCGTCCCGGCACCGGACCCCTCGCAGCCAAGGACCCGGACAGCGGCGCCGACCTGTCGACGCTGACCGTCCTGGCCAACGTCAAGCCCATCTCCGTCTGACCCGCCCACCTGCGGCGACATCCCTACCGACAAGAGGAGGACGCCGTGGCCGGCGACCCGCTGAAGGCAAACCTGTGGACGGACGCGGACGTCTACATCTCGACCAACCTCTCCGCGACCCTGCCCGCCAACGCCAGCACGCCTTTCGGGGTCGACTGGGACCTGGTCGGGCTCCTGGACGGCGACGACGGCATGCCGGAGTCCCGCGACGAGGACACCGATGACAAGTACGCCTGGGGCGGCATCCTCGTCCGCACCAGCCGGGCCCACTTCAAGCTGACGAAGTCGTTCACGGCGCTCGAGGACAACGACACCACCTACTCGCTGCTGTGGCCTGGCTCAACATCGACACAGGTCAAGGTTCCTCGGCCGGCCAAGGTGCTGGTGGCCTTCGAGGTCCGCGAGGGGAGCAAGGTCCGGCGGCTGATCACGGCCAATTACGCCGAAGTCAGCCTCGACGGGGACCACGGTGAGACCGAGACTGACCTCGAGTCGATGACTTTCGCCGCAACGATCTTCCCGACCAGTGCCGGCGTGCTCTTCACCAAGCAGACCACACCGACGCTGACGACCCTCGACGTCTCGCCAGCGACGAAGTCCCTCACCGTCGGCCAGATCGGCTCGCTGACCGCCACCGCCACCTACGACGACTCCTCGACCGCGAACGTCACGGCCCTCGCCACCTGGACATCCAGCAACACAGCCAAGGCGACCGTCGCATCCGGCTTCGTCACGGGCGTCGCAGCCGGGTCCGCCACCGTCACGGCGACCTACGAGAGCCTGACGGACACCTGCGCGGTCACCGTCTCCTAATGCCACCGGGGCGCGGCAGTTCGCGCGGTTCGGCCGCGCCCCGGTGCACCACCGAACCGCGAGGAGGCCCCGTGCCCATCCAGATCTCCGACGATGCCGTCCAAGCAAGGGCTGTCCAGCTCGGGCTCATCCAGCAGGGCGAGATTCTCCCCCGCCATCTGCGCAGCCGCGTGATTGCGGCCATGGCCGACTCAGACAGTCAGCCCGTGGGCCCCTCAGAGCCGCGGCTGGCGCGCGAGGTCGTCATTCAGCCCGGCGGCACAGTCCTGGTCGATGGCGAGCCTTTCCCCTGGCTCGTCGGCCGGCAGCCCATGGAAATCACCCTGCAGCACGACGGCGTCAGCTCCGTCCGCCTCACCCTGCTGGCCGCCGGCGTCCAGATCGTCCCACCCGAACCGCGAACCGAGAGCGAGACCTGACGTGACCAGCCGAACCGCGCGCCCCACCCCCGATGACCAGCCCTTCGACTTCAACCTCGACGCCGTCAAGGCGGAGGTGGAGCTGACTCCTTTCCGCTTCCACTTCGACGGCCGGCGCTGGGAGATGGCCCACCTGCAGGATCTGGACATCTGGGACCTCGTCGAGGCGGCCGAGGGCGGCGACGTCAAGGCCATGCTCGGCTCCTTCAAGCTGGCTCTGGGTGACGACTTCGACGACTTCCGGAAGATCCGCCTCCCGCAGTACAAGCTGACCGCCCTCTTCAAGGCGTACCAGAAGCACTGCGGGCTGGAGCCGGGGGAATCCGCGGCCTCCGGGACCTGATCCGGAGGCATCCCAGGGCCCTGGACGCCGATCTGCGAGCCGAGTACGGCGTCCGCCTGCGCGACCTCTACCAGGGCCGCCTCACCTACCGGGAACTCGCCGGTTACGTGCAGGGCCTCCCACCGCAATCACGTATCCGCACCGCTCTAAACGAGGGCACACCTGAGCCGCGACGCGAAGAGC